TTTTTTACGCTCAATTCATTCATGACAACGAGCTGTATAAATACAGGCTTGAGCCCAATCAATGGACTATTGAATCAATTGGACCGAACAATAATATACTTTCGTTCTCAGTGCGACGTATTTACGACTCGCGGAGCTAAATCAGATGTCCGTAAACAACAGATACGCGGAAGAAGGAACTTTCAAGGCCAACCTTTTGTATCAGCTAGACGCTGGTGACATCTCTACTGCGGAATACGACGCAAGATTGGCCGGTAAAGAGCAGCTTGAAAGAGAGACGCAGCAAGGTTATCAGGATGCTGTTATTGAATTGTTTGAGCTGGATTTACGTCCGCTAAACATTAACAGCGTTAGCACTGAGCGCTATTATTTTACCAATCAGGTGATGCCTGATGGCTCAAAGATTCAATGGCGCATAGATGACAAATTAGACAGCACGTTAACCACCCTTTACGAGCCGTTGCCTATTGCAGCCACAGGGTTTGAACGCACGACCAAAGGGCAAATTCCGACACCAGAACTGACAGTATCAAACATCTTTGGCACTTTTTCTGAAACTCTTGAAGATTTAGATGATCTAATTGGAGCAAAATTAGTCCGCCGAAGAACTCTATTTAAGTACTTAAAAGGACAATCAAGCGAGAACCTCCAGAGCTATTTTCCCACTGATTACTTTTATATTGAACGGAAAGTCTCAGAAACCAGTCTCTCTCTTAGGTTTGCATTGGCCAGTCCTCTGGACCTTGAGGGTATTCAAATCCCTAAAAGAGTTATCACTCAGAACCATTGCGTTTGGCGCTACAGGGGGGATGAGTGTGGATATGCAGGCGGTCCTGTTGCAGACGAGTTCAATAACCCAATCACAGTAGCTAGTGGAAGCACGCAAGCAGAACGGAACTATGTAACTGCGCTTGATGAATTTGAAGATGCGAGACGAGCATACCGAACCGCGCTGGCAGAAAGGTCAGCCGCTGAAAGCAGAAAGAGTATTGAATGCTCTGCGATAGGCGGCGGCGACAGCTTTGGCGGTTTCAATGAAAGCAACAAGGACAACATAACCTTTGCCTTGCCTGGAATGAACTCCAACAACGACGACAACAGTGAAGTGGTCATGGTCGTCTTTAGTGGAGTAAATGTCACTGACCAATCAGAGCCTCACGCAGGAAGCGCGGCTGTATACAAAATGGATACCAGTAGAAGAATTACAACGCCCTACGACAATTATGGAACAGGGCCTTTGCACTCAGTTGTCAAGTACACAATGCTTACCTTTGCCGGCCAAAGCATACGTGGTTCAGAGTTTATAGGGCCTGTACTGCGAGCAACAGCGTCAGAAGCGACATTTGCTGTTGATCCAGGGCATGACCAGAGAGGGACTGATGCCGACGAAGACAATGCTAATCATTTGCAAAACATTTTTGCAGTGTGGAGCGGCTCTCCAGTAACACTAACGACCAATGGAGAATATGGGCTAGGCCCCAAGCAAGCTAATGACAAGGATTCTCAAATTGATCCAGTTAGGAACGTACAGGTAATTAGCACGAACTCATGTGCCGTCGCGGAGTCGGGTTACATAACGGCTAGTGGCGCGGTTAATTCAGCGGAAACCGTTCTAAACAGTAAACAGCAAGCTTTGAATACAGCTTTGAGCAATTTACCTGAAGGAAGTGTCATTAATGGCCAAGACGTTTGCGGCAAAAAACTTTCTAGCTGCAAGCTTCGATTTAGGGGAGAGCTGCCATTTGGGGGTTTCCCAGGAGCTAATTTATCCCGATGATTAACACTCAACTAAAACAAGAAATTGCCAAGGACTGCTTTAATCGTGGAAATATTGAAGCCTGTGGTTTTATTGTTGACGGAATAGTGGTCCCATGTGAAAACGTTTCCGCTAATCCTGAAACTGGCTTTGTCATCGCACCAGAGGACTATGCCAGCGTTGAGGAGATGGGCACCATTGAATGCGTGTATCACTCTCATATCAACTCCAATGAGAAATTTTCTGCTCATGATGTAGGAGTGTGCAAGCAAAGCAATTTGCCTTGGTTGCTATACAGCACAAAGACTGGAGGTTTCCGCTACGCAGATCCACGTAAAAACGTGCCCTACGAGGGTCGCGATTGGGTGTATGGCATACACGATTGCTATAGCCTGATGCGAGATTTCTATAGGCGCGAATTGAAAATCGTTTTAGACGATTTCCCTAGAGGAGAGGAAGGCGAATGGGAGAACGGCACTTGGATGATGTTTGTCAACAATTACAAAGGCCAAGGATTTGTAGAAGTAAAGAGGCCGGAAAAGTACGGCGATTTTATTCTGATGAACATTGTTGCGCCAACGCCAAATCATGCGGCAGTGTTCCTGCCTGAGAGGAATTGCTTCTATCATCATTTAATGAACAGACAGTCTGAAAGGACTGTCTGGGGAACTTCTTGGTCCCGCATGACTCACAAAGTTTTACGCCATGAGAGCTTGATGCAATGACGGAAGAAAGACTTGTCAAGGTAAAGTTGATTGGCGACATGGGGCGTCGTTTTGGGCGCGAGTATGAATTTTCCGCTCGAAACCCAAGAGACGTGTTTAGTGCTTTGACACACCAGCTTGAAGGTTTTTCTGAGTACATGTATACAGCTCATGAAAACAACATGGGATTCAAGGTGATTAGCGATGATCCTGAAGGAATGACCTACGAGGGGTTGATGGTCAGTTGCGACCGGCTCATCATCGCCCCAGTGATTGCAGGTTCTGGAGGCGGTGCAGGAAGAATTTTACTAGGGGCAGCCTTGATTGGCATGATGTTTATCCCAGGAATTGGTGCTTTCTCGACAGTAGCTGCCGGCTCAGGCATTTTGGGCGGCACTATGGCATTCACGACCATGGGCTCCTTGATGTTTGGATTGGGCGCCAGTTTAATTCTTGGTGGCATTTCACAATTACTTGCCCCTGAAGTCAAAACGCCAGATGGAGATAGTGACAAAAAAGAAAGCTTTATGTTTGACAGGGCAGCAGAACTAACGACTCAGGGCTATCCCATGCCTTTGGTGTACGGCAGGTTCCTTTGTCAGTCACCATTGGTCATTTCTTCTGCCATCGAAACAACTTCTGTTTGACAATGTCTGATTTTGCCGAAGAAGAAAAGTTGGTGCAACTGTCAGGATCTGGCGGTGGCGGTAAGGCCGGTGGAGACCGCAAACCTAAAGAAGAAGATGATAATTTATTTAGCAACGCTAACGCAAAAATTTTGCTTGCTCTTTCGGAAGGGCCTATTGAAGGTTTTGCAAGAAGCAGCAAGCAAAGTATTTTCTTAGACAACACTCCTATGGAGGACGAAAGAGCAGAGGATAACTTTAATGGCACCATTGATGTTAAATTCAGGGCTGGCGAAGTTGGCCAATTTTCAATTGATGGCTTTGACGAAGTTCAAATGGAGCAGTCAGTTGGCATTCTGTGTGTTCAGGATGTCTCAGTTCCTATTACAACAACGTCAAACAATTTGCAAAAGATAATTGTCCGAGTTGGCGTTAGCGCTTTGTATAAAGTCGATGATGATAATGGCGACGTTAGTGGCACTAAAGTCGAGTTTAATGTCAGAATTACGGACAACTTTGGAGCTAAAATTCATGACAAAGATTTAAAGATTGAGGGCAAGACGAGAGGGTCTTACGACGAAGAATATCCGTTTAACATTAAAGACATTTTTACCGGACCTTTCACAGTTAGCGTTACTCGTACAACAGAAAGTCCCGACAGCGTTACCGACGCCAACGATTTATTCTTCAAGGCAATCGTCGGCATTCTTGAGGAGACTTTTAAATATCCAGCGACGGCGTTAATGGGACTGACGTTTCCTTCCGAAACCTTCAGTTCGATCCCATCGGTCTCGGTGGAGCTTAAGGGGATAAAGATCAAAGTTCCTAGTAACAGGACAGAGGACAATAATGGCGACGTAAGTTATTCAGGAACTTGGAACGGCGTTTTCGATAGTGACCCAAAATTTTGCACAAACCCTGCTTGGATTTTTTATGACTTACTGACGACCAATCGTTACGGTTGCGGAGTTTTGACTGTTGACCAGGGAAAAGAGATTGGGCCAGGCATTAGAGAAGAAGATATTGATAAATATGCATTGTATGAAATCGGCAAGTATTGCGATGAACTTGTCCCAGATGGCCGTGGAGGACAAGAACGTCGATTCACTTTTAATGGCTACATCAACAACAGAGGAGAGGCTTATCAAGTTTTAAATTCAATTGCTGCTTGCTTTAGGGGCATGTTGTATTTTGCTGCTGGAGGAATTGTGGCGACACAGGACAAGCCAGGGAGGGTCGTAAAAGTATTTAGCCGATCCAATGTAATCGAAGAGGTGGACGACAACGGAGCGGTGAAAACTCCTGCTTTTAATTACGAAGGAACGAGCCGAAAGGCTCGTAAAACAGTTGCAATGGTTTCATGGAATGACCCAGAGGATAGGTACAAAACCAAGTTGGAATATGTAGAAGATTCGCAAGCTATCGAAAATTTTGGCTACAAAGAATTAGAAGTGCGAGCTTTTGGTTGCACTTCCAAGGGTCAAGCTCAACGTATGGGCCGATGGGCTTTGGTCACAAATTTGACAGAAAAGGAAACAGTGACCTTCCGAGTGCCTGCTGAAGGCTTTTTCATGATGCCTGGCGAACTAATTGAAATTCGAGACGAAGCTAAGTCGGCAAGAATTGTGGCTGGGCGTGTTTTAGAAGGATCGACGGCGTCCCAACTCCTTGTTGACACGTATTCAACGCTTACCAGTAATGTTGCCTATGAAGTTACTGTTGGAAGTCAAACTTTAGGTGTGAAGGAAGGTGAAACTATCAACAAGTCCACTCAAAATCGACCTAAGATTTTTCCGTCCAGCGCATTTAATCAAACGCCATCTGCAGGGGATGCTTTTATGCTCCGAGAGATAAATGGAGCAAAACCTAGAACTTACCGAGTGATTGGAATCATGGAAAGCGATGATGGATCAGTGACTGTCACCGCAACATTCCATAATGCGGATAAATACGACGTTGTCGACCTGAACACCTTCTTTGACGCAGGCATTGCTTCTGTCGCCAGCGTTAGGGTCACACCTACAGTGGACAAAGGCACAATCAAACTGGAGACCTCCTGATGCCAAGGATCGAAGCGAATTGGTCCTTTCCGCAATTCACAGGGTATTCAATTTTAAATTTGCTTAATCCTGCCATTTGTTGGCAAGAACCAAGGAATAACCCTTTAATAAAAAAGTTTCGCGTACAGGTTTACTTCAAAGAGGATGCAAGGACATTAGACCTTGGAGCCACGGAAGAAACGTACATGGCGATCCCTTCTGACGACTATTCGTTAACAACTTCGTATAAAATTCGCATTGCTACAATTGGGACTGATGGCAAGCAGTCATCATTCGTTGAAAGTGATACGCTTGTCGCTTCCCCTTTGAGGTTTGACTTTTCCTCTTTGAGGAGCGTCACTTTGCCTGAAGGCCAAAAGCTGAAATCTCAACGTCTTTTGTTTTTGATTATTTGACTCATGGCCCTTTTTGGACTTGATGCTGCAGGCAATTCTGCTTACGTCCAAGCGGACGGGCAAGGCACGCAGGCTACGCCTTATTTAATGCAGCATGACCTGCTAACCAAGCAGATGAAATCGGCTTTTGCTAGCGGCACCGCTAGCGCTGATGTCGTAGCCGCCGTTACAAATAAAAAAGTGAGAGTGATGAGCTTGATCATCACTGCAACAGCAGCTTGCACTTTACAACTGCAGAGCACCAACCTCAGCACAACCACTGCAACCAATCTCACCCCAGAATTTCGCTTGCCTGCAGACGGCAATCTGACCATCTCAAACGAGCTTGGACTGTTCGAGACGTTGTCTGGAGAGAAATTGAACGCAGTTGTTTCCGCGGGCGGTGATTACACCGTAATGGTCACTTATCGGGAGGTTTGATCATGACGCGCATTGTCGGTTCACTTTTAGGGCCGGAAGGCCCGTTGAATGGTCGGCTGTTTATCAAGCCATCAACTCCTTTTATTGGCTTTTCTAAAGACATTTCATTTAAAATTGTTGA